GGCATTATAAGCCAGACCTTTACTTCGGATGTCTTCTATGCTAAACGCATTGGTGAAGGCATTTCTGATGATTCCGTTAGTGCTTTTCGATGCTAGTGTTTCGAATTTTCTCACTAGATCTTTGATTAACGGCGTATTCCTGTCGCTCAGTCCGATAGCGACAATCTTTTCCATAAAACGTTTTGCTGGGAAACTTCCATTCAAGCTAACAGTCAAGTGAAATTTTGTTAGCTGTCGTGGTAGATCTGCGCAACTATCCGGTACACCTCCCCAGACATTTGGGCTGTAAATTCGGGCAAGGAATTTCACACGGCCCGAGGTTCTGGTAACCTCTTCTGTGGTCGTTTTGCACCCGTAGGATTCTGCAACTTCGCGGAAGACCTGTGGATCTAGATCCGGTGTGAGTCCATCATCGCCTCCGTAGATTCCGAGTTTATCCCAAGCTTCTTCTAGGGGATAGACCTTTGAGAGGGCTACGAAAGCAATGTAAGCATTGGCGAGACTGTTAAATAGGGAAGTCTCTGGGGAACCTGATAATCTCGTCCAGTACGTATTATAAAATATACCTGATGTTGTACGACCTATACGCTGTTGTTGGTCGTCCATTAGCGCACCCAGTTCCATGTGGAGTTCTTTGTTGAAGACTCTATACATGAACTGCTTCTCTAGGTCTCTCAAAATGTTAGAGACCCTTCCGTCAAAACGAGAGAAGTCCGACAAAATAACCGACTGCGCTTTACCTGCGATCTCTCCGACTCGTAAAGCTATTCCTTTCGGGGTTTTGCCGAAGGCATACCACGGCTGAGCTTTCAATATCTCAGCGGCTGCTAATGTGTAACATGAGTATACTTTCTTTGATACCGGGGGTAGAGTACTTATCACACGTGGGTTCTTAATAGTGGTCGCATAGATCGCTTCCGCTTTCAAGAACGTCTCAATGCCGATGGTCTCCAATCCAAGGTCGCAAGCTTGTATTATAATCCTGCGTTGTCCTGGTGCATTCTGACTGGCAATCACATCTTCCGTGGACTTCTTCGGGGTGCAATGGGCTTCAGGGACTAGCCTGGACAGGAAGTAATTACAAGCATCAATATCTCCGGGGCTCTGTAATTCTTCCTTGTGAGCTATTGCTAGGACTCTTCCTTGTACAGCATTAGCTTCATTGGCCATAGCCTTCATTGCTACCATCCCTCCACTGATAATGGGATTACATATACTGATCATGGCGTGCTTCATCCGCTTATATTCAGTATATTCATTGGAAGCCGTATAGTGAGAAGGTATAGGGGCGCGTGAATACATAGGTGCAAAATCTGTTTTCATGCCATTCATAACAAAGTCTAGGACCACAGATGTTTCGACCTTGTTAAAATGTTGCCCAAATAGATAACTGGTATTGCCAAAAGACGGACTGGTACGACTATGGCAAAGCGCTTCATCAAAAGTGTGGCGTGAGACGAGTAACCCGGCAAATTCATTGTATTTGCCTAAGGTTAACACCAAACTATTCTCTTGGCCGACTCTTGTGTATTCAAATGAGCAATACTCCGAGTTGGGTTTTGAGCCGAGAGAAACGTCCAACCTGTCCAGATGATTCAAGGACATGGTCAGCAGCATATAGAGATATAGGAAGAGGCTGTTGACTTCAAATATGGGTGTCAACGCGAGAACCTCATGATCCTGTTGTTTTTCTCTAGTCTGTTGGTCGACCAACAAAGGGGCGATTGAGTCCACTTTGTACACAGCTGCGATTGTTCCTGTCTCCCACCAAGATCGGAAGGAGACAGCAGTCAGAACATCGGCATTATAGTTCCAAATTTTATGTCTGTAAGAGCCACCTCCCGAGACTTTGAAACTAAATGTTTGAGCGTCCACGAACGTATATGCATACTCTGATCGATTCGCTCCAACTGTGTCTGGCCTGACATGATAGATTAACGTGGGTAGCACTTTGCTAGTTAATTCATGGTTCATGTTCAGGTAGTAATCGTTGTCTACTATTTGTCTGATATGATGCGCATCAGTTATTTTCTCACCAGGTTCGGGGAATTCCAAATCCTTGTCAGAATGGACATTCATGACGTATTCTTCAGGGTTGTCGTTCATGCTAGGTTGCACATGGTACGGTTTGCAACCCAACTTGGCCGTCAGCCTGTTGAATATCATTTTCATGACGCCACGTACTGCTGCTTCCTTTATATGGCCGTGCGTTCTTCGTTCCGCACGCGGTCTAGGCACAACGAACTCAGTGTCAAGAACGTCGTGTCTAAAAGTCCGGTGATTTAATCTCCGGCCATACCGCAATAGAGCTCTATGCAATCCTCTTCGTGTGAGTTTCTCGTCGATTGCATTGAGGTATTCGGTTAACCTTAACCATTTAAAGGCTATCGCTATTCCTATGAGCGTTAAAGGCGTTGACAAGGTCAGCGCCCAGAGCAGTACGTTTAGGAAAATAGCGATCACGGAGAAGCATAATCTACTTACAAACCCAATAACAAACAATGGGTTATAAATAGACTCTTGGTCTGCTTCTTCTTGTCGTTCGAGGTGTCGAACGTAGTAGTAAATAAGGGAGCACGTCAAGATGAAAAGCGCGGCAAT